TGAAGAGGTACGGGATAAACCAACAAAGGGGTTCGAGATAAATGGGACTGGCTGGGATGAAACGGGAAGAGACTGGACGGGCCAATTAAAAACATTTTGCAGCCGGTAAAAATACACCAAGGGGCCATGACCGGCCCCTTTTTCATTCGGCAGACTGGCGCAGGTGATCCATGCCGGTCTTGAGCAGAGCCTTCTCGGCTTCGGGCTGCAACTTGAAGTCGGCGGTGAATGGCAAATACGGGCGGGCCGGGATTGTGACCTTGCGACCCTTGCCAGCCTTGCCACCGAGTTGCTGAATACGGGCATACGGTCTGGCAGCGCCGACCACCGAGTAGTCGTCACCGTACCGGGAGTGAACCGAGCCAGCCAGCAGGCCGGAATCCTGGAGCATCTTCATTTCCTCCAGGACGCGTTGTGATCGCTTGGTCAGGTCGCCGTTCTTCTTGTAACCCTTGCTGCCACCGATGCGCTTGAACTTGGTCGCTTCGGACAACGCTGTCCACTTCGGGCGGCCTTCTGCGGCGAGGTTGGCTTCCGTTTCATCTTCCAGAACGGCGGCCATGTCGCGCATGGCCAGCCGTGGCCGCCGGGAGAAGCGGCCAATGGCACCCATCGTGCGCTCGAACTGCTCGCTGCCTACGGTCAGGGTCTTGAAGCTCTCGCTCATTTCTTGGCTTCCTTGCGGTATTGATCCACCAGGTCGGAGTCGTAACGGCTCAGGTCGGGCTGCCAGCTTGCGCCAGGAGGGTGATTCCAGCCCGGATCAGTTTGAACGTACTGGCGTAGCTGCTTGGGGTAACCGGGCGGCGTCAGCATGTACCGATCAACCTGGGTGGTGCCTGCCCCCGGGCTCGTTTTCGACACCGGCACCTGAACCTTGTCCATCCGACCGGCACTGCTTGAAAGCGGGGTCTGCCCAGCGCCACTACCCACCTGGTCAGAAGACAAGGTGCGAACGCGGCATCGGCAGCGATAACCGTTGGGTGGGTAGAACGCCCCATATAACGGATCGTCGTGCCGGAAGACACGCCCGTTGAGCGTCCGATGTGTAGGCCGGGTGCGACTGTCCATGACCGCCACGTACATCCAGTAGGGGCGGCTTTCCACGTTTTCCAGTTGCCGGGCACGGCGGCCTGCCATGAATGAGGTTTGCAGGTTCACGTCGTAGATCAGCTTCAAACGCCACGGGCTACCGTACTGCACAGGCCGAGTAGTGCCCGGATACATCTTGGTGATCTCGCCCGTCTCGTAGTCGATGGCTTTGCCCCACCAGCCCTTTGCCTGAAGGATCGGCGTCAGCGTCTTCTTGAACTCGGCGAAGCTGACATTCCCATTCATCGCCTTCTTCAGTTCGTCGCGGATGTCCTGTAAGACATCCAGCCTGGCGCAGTGGGCGACGGTGAAGACCTTGCTGTGAATCTCGCCGAGCATGTCGTACCAGTTCTCGCTGACCCGCAGCCCCTTCTGCTTGAAATAGGCCACCGCCTCGGCGGGCGGCAGGGTCATGGCGTAGAGCAGGTCGAAGGATGGATCAATCGTCGCCATTGGCCTGCCCCCAGAGTTCGGCCACGAACATGGCGCGGGTCAGTGCCTCCTCCAGGCTGGCAGTGTCCAGCTTGGGGAACAATGTGGCCAGCTTGCCCAGCGCCTCGGCGTAGTCGGCAGAGTCGTTGATGAGCTGCACCAGCGGCTTGAGCATCGCCTGTCCCTGAACTTGGAGGTGGTCATCGGCCAAGCTGGATATCGCAGCATCAAGTGCATCCTGGTCGGGAAAGTCATCACCACCTTCGGCGAACTCCACTGGCGCACCGCTGGGCTTGGCAGGTTCAACCAGGTCTCCATCCTGGAAGCCGTAGGCACGTTTGAAATAGGCCGGGGTCAAGGTCACACCGGCCTCGGTCAAGGTCTTGTCGCGCTCGGCCAGCACCTTGTCGACCTCCTCCTGCTCCCACATCGAGAACTCAGGCCGGGCCGATTCATTGAAGTTGAAGTTCCAAATCCAGCGGATCAGGGTATTGAAGGTGGCCTCCACCATGCGCGAGTCGGCATCGCGGATATCTCGCGTGACTTCCAAGCCAGCCTGGGCCGAGGCGCGGTTCGAGTTGGCCTCCGAGGTCTGATTTTGACCCAGCAGCGCATAGTTCATTTCCGACCGGCAGAACATCAGCAGCCGCTCATAGACATCGGCGCTGGACGATTTCCCGGCGGCTTCCTTGATATCCACACTGGAGTCATCGGGGATCACGGCCACCGCGTCTTGAACCATGTCCGCCAGCTTCTCCAGCAGGTCATCCGTCTCCTCGGTCGGCGTGTTGCGGGGATGCTTGCCGATCACCCAGGGGCTGCCGTACTTTTCCGCGAACGAGACCCAGAACTTGAGGCCACCCTTCTTGAAGGAAGTCGGCCAGAAGCACATCGACAGATCGGGCATCCCATAGGGGTTGTCGTAGGTCGCATCCTGCCTGGGCAACAAGAACTTGCGATCCGGCACCAGTTCACCATAGACCGGGTCTTCCTTGGTACGCAGGCGCAGGCGGTTTTCCGCGTCAAAGCAGAACCACTCCGGCGGCTTGCCGATGATGTCCACCGGCACGATGTAGGAACCGACCTTGCCCCACACCACCTCCAGCGGCTGATAGCCATACAGGGGAGCCTCCAGGATTTCCGAGATGATGCGATCCATCTCCAGGTCGGCGAAGATCGCCTCCACGATCTGGGCGGCACCTTCCTTGGCCTGGCCGTTGTTGACGCCCCATTCGAGCGCCTTCACCGCACCCTTGCGCCGCCGGATATTGCCGCCCACCTGGGGGTCGGAGCGCAGTTCACGATAGACGGTGATGTCTTTGCCGATGGCCTTGAGAACCGGGTCAGGGTTGGGCAGCATCAGCCCCAGGTCGGAGAAGAACTGCGCCGATCTGGCGCGGGTGGCGATCTGTGCCGCCAGGGATTCCATCTGTGCCTTGTTCATGCGGTGTACCCTTTAGTCATGCTTGAGGCAGTGCGGCGGCGGCGTGATTTCACCTTCACCGGCCCTTTGTTGATTTCCTGGGTGGCGTATTCAGCCAGCGCCAGGGCAATAGCGGCATCGCCGTGCCGTTGCAGGTCGGGGTCTTTGAGGTCTTCCCGGCGGATCGCCGACACCATGGGGATGCCGTCGATCTCCTCGATGTCCCGGATATCCTGGGCGACGTTGTCATCCTTGGGCAGATCGACCGAGCCATCCTCGAAACGCTGGATCAGCTTGGGCATCCAGGTGCCGTACCAGGTGCGGTTCAGTTTCACCTGGGCCACCATCCGATGCCCGAACTCATCGGCGGTATATTCCGCCAGCGTTTCGCCGGAGCCGGTGGCATCCATCGCCCCGCCCAAGCAACGTGGCAGCTTGCGAATCAGGCTCCACAGGATTTGCTCCTGCTGCCGGGTGGGCACGTTGTGCAATTCCACCATGAAGGGGATGCGCCGCCGCAGCCCCTGGGACAGGGCCAGGGGAGCGATAACCGAAAAGTCCCGATGCCGGGCAAAGTCCATGCCGAAGAAATGCCGGGCCTCCGGGTCGAGCTTGGCCAGCTCCGGCCCCAAGTAACGCTCGATCCAGTCTTCCGCGAAAGACTGGCGTTCGTCGGTGCTCTTCTTGGAGAAATCGTCATCCAGGGTAAGCCGAAGCACTTGGCCATCATGGTTCATGGCGGCGTCGATCCAGACGCCGGGGATGCACACCCCGTTGCCGTCGCGGGGGATCGCATCCAGCTCTTCCCGCATGGCTGCCTTCCGCACCCCGTAGGCATTGCGAATCTTGGCGTACCACTTTTGCTTGCCCTCGGCAGTGGCCTCCCAGCCCTTCATCAGGCAAACCCGCTCGTAGAGGCCGTTGGCCACCGCGTCGTCGAAGGTCACGCGATAGACAGCGGCATCCTCGCCAAAGCGCCCATGCTCGATATCCTTGATGAGCTGGTTGAACGGATTGGCCTTGCCATTCTGGGAAGAAATGATGACGATCTCTCCGCCCCAGATCAGCAGCGCGGTGGCCGCGTCCAGAACGCCCTGCACGTCGGGATGGAAGGCCGCCTCATCGATGACCACCTTACCCTGCAAGCCGCGAATGTTGGCGGGGCGCGAAGACAGGGCCGCGATCTGGAAGCCGGAAGCGAAGCGAATCCGGTAGCTGGTGATGTACCGGGTGTTGCCCTTCTCATCCTGGTCTTCAAACAAGAACTCTTCGATTGCGGAGACGCCTTGGCCCTGGGCCTCGGCGATGACGCGGGCAAAACGCGCCGCGTAGCCGATGAACTCCAGGCCCTTTTCCTTGGTGTCGCCGATGTAGAAGACGTTATCGCCTCCGGCGCTCTTCCGGGACGCGGCCTTGATGGTGTCGTCCAGGGCCTCGCAAAAGGTGATTCCGGTGCGCCGCCCCTTGGGGCAAACCTTGATCGCGGCCTTGAGACTGAGCCACGCCACCTGGTGGCGCATCAAGACACCTTCGGCCAGCGGATTGAAGTCGGTCGGCACTTCCCGAACACTGGCGGGCAGTTCGTCCCACTCCACCACGCGGACGGTATTGCCCAGCGGCTTGATGACGCTAGCCATTGTTCAGCCCCAGCACTTTGCCGCGCCAGAATTCCACCTGGGCGGCATCCATCCCCTGGGCCTGTGCGGCTTCGCCCACCGCATTGGCTGCGTCGGCCAGCGCCTTCTGCCGCGCCTCGGCCTGCCAGCGCTTCTGGAGCACTGAGGCTTTGCCCAGTTCGGCGACGGCCTTGGCCAGCTTGGCCAGATCAACATTCTCTGGGTCGACTTGAATTTCCATCAGGACGCCGAACAGCTTCTCCTGCGTCAACCTGACCAGGGCATCATTGACCGCGCCATCTTCATCCGGTGCCGCCTGGACGACGGCGCGGGCCTGCTCGGTAACCAATTTCAAAGCCTTGAGGCGCTCCCCGAAATCCTGCCCGTAGCGATGGATGGCGCTCTTGGAGACCTCATAGCCCCGAGCCTTCATCTCCTCGGCCAGCAACTGGTAGCCGCTGAAGTTGTTCTCGACCAGGCTGCGGTCGAGCCACTCCTTGACCTCTTTGGGTAGCGTCTCGACGTTGCTCTTCTTGCCCATCGCCGGTCACCAGTATTTCTGCGGGCGGGCGATGCCGGGATCGCAATCCACGGTGTACTCGGCCACGTCAATACCGTACCGGGCCAGATCGGCAAACCAGCGGCCAGAAGGCTCGCGCTTCACATCCACCAGGCGGCGGTCAGCCAGGTAGTCGAGTTCCCGGCGCACTTCCAGGGCCGTGGCATCCGGGTAGATGCTCTGAAGCGTGGCCAGCACCAACTCCTCGTAGGCACCGACCGGGCGAGCATTGTTGAGGATCAGGAGAATGTTCCAGCGCATGGATTCGCGCCGAACCTTGGCGTTGTCGATCATTTACTTCGACCCTTTCATCTGTACCACTTCGAGCTTGTTGTAGAGGGCATCGAGCTTGGCCTCGATGACGCTTTGTCCGCGCACGTAATCCTCCCGGCGGACGTAATGCAGGGGCAGGTCGGCCTGCCACTTCAGGAGGTCGCGTTCCAGGGCCTGCACGGCCCCGGTGTTTTTCTTGATGGCGTCCTGTTCGTTGTTCTGCACGGCCTCGTAGGCCGAGAAACGCTCTTGCAATCGCTTCTCGAACTGGTCGAGCAACACCTTGCCAAAGGCCGCCACGCATCCGAAAAAGGCGATCAGCATCAGAATCAGGTGCCAGAGTTCCAACTCCATCTTCATTTCAAGCCTTCCTCCAGCATCGTCTGGCACTCGACGCAGGTTTGTACGCCGGGAACGGCCTTGCGCCGCTCCATCGGAATGGGTCATCACAGATCCGGCAAAGCGTTGCCGAGTCGGAAAACGTCTTGCCGCGCAGCCCGGAGCGGCGTGCTTGCTCCTCCAGGGCATCGGCTCGCAGCGCCTCCTCGGTCTCGGTGGCGCGATCAAAAACATCAGTCATGTGCGGACGGCTCCCACCAGTCGATCAGTGCGCCGAGCCGGGCACGGCAGGTTTCGTATTGGCCCTGGGCGTTGGCGATCCATCCGGCGACGTCGGTATCGGTGGCAACGGTTCCATCCTCTGCATCAGGCTGGCCGGAGGCTTGGGGCATGGTGGCAACACCACCGGGGCGGTTGGCGTTGTTGAGCAGGCGGACAGCGCCAGCCCCAAGGCAAGGGCGGCCAGCAGTAACACGGGCGATTTCACGGGATACCTCCAGGGTCTTCTTGTTGAGAGCGGATTCGGTTTGAGCGAGACGTGCGGCCAAGCTGTCGCCCCTGGCCTCGGCTTCCTCAAGGCGCAGCCGCGCAGCCTCGGCGGCGGCAGCCTGGTTCTTGGCGTGGGTGGCCTTCAGGCTGGCGATGTCGGCATCCTTGAGGCTGCCGACCACAAAACCAGCGAGCAGCAGGCCGGTGAGAAAGGCTCCGAGCAAAGCGATCAGGCGCGGGTTCATTCCTGCACCCCACGACCCCAGCCCAGATAAAGCGGCTGCAAGACAATCAGGATGCGGCGGGGATAGCCCAGGTTTTCAGGGCAGAAGCTGGCGTGGCGTTTGGCTTTGCCACAGGCGGCATCCACCGCCTGGCGCTGCGTCGATTGCGCGGCCTTGGCCTCCATCTGCCAATGGCCTAGCCCGCCGTTGTAGGCCCGCAAGGCTGCCCACAAGCGATCAAACTCCGATGCACCTTGCACCCGCTTGACCAGCCAATCGTTGTAGCGCACCAGGGCGCGGATGGCCCAGCGCGGATTGGTTGCATCGCCGCTGGCCAAGGCCGGGTCGATGCTGGCAATCCACTGTGCCGTGGCGGGCATGAACTGCGCCATGCCTCGCGCACCCACCCGGCTGACAGCCTGTGGGTTCCAGCCGCTTTCCTGGTGAATCTGCGCTGCAAATACGGCGATGGGGGCATTCAGCCCCCACACCTGCCGTGCCTCGCGGGTGAGGTCGGCACGGTATTTCAGGGCTGCCCTGGGCATCGTCTGGGCATGTGCCTGGCCGGGCCAGAAAGCGCCAACGGCCAGCGCAATGAGGCCAATGATCAGCGTTGCCCAAAGCTCCTGCCGTTGCTCCTTGGTGAAACGTGGCCAGCCCATGTCAGGCCCCCAGGGCAACGGCGATCATGGCGGCGGCGATGATGATGGCTCGCCGCAATTGCGCCAGGCAGAACGCCAGAACCTGCTCTTTGGAGAGCCCCTTCTGCGGGCAATAAGGGCCGCCGACCGAGAACGGCTG